CGTACGGGCCCTTGATCTCGCCGAGCTTCTGGTGCATACGGGCGTCGTCATACGGGTGCAGGCTGCTGAGCCAGATCGCATGGTCAGGGCCGTCTTCGCACTTCTGCGTCCATGAGAGCAGGCCGCGCCAGATCGGCTCCATGCCGTCCTCGGTGGCGTTCTCGATGTAGTTCTTGAGCTGGGCACAGCCCGTGCCTTCGTTGGTCTTGTTCAGAATCAACTCGAACTTGGTGGCGCTGTTCTCCATGAGCTTGACGCCAGACTTGTTGGGGGCCTTGTTGGGCTTCTGGCCGGGCAGCGCATCGAACTTGGCCGCTGACGCTTGGTAGCTTGGGCCAACAAGTTTCTCGTTGATCTTGGCGGCGATCGCCTCGAACTCGAAGATGTCTCCTTCCACCACCATGCGCACGGGGCGCGGCGTGGGGTACTTGGGTTTGAAGTTCTTCGTGCCGGGCACGCGCAGAACACGGGCGGCGTCAGCCGTCACGGTCATGTCGATCTTCAAGCCTTCCTGCTTGGCCAGACGCTTCATGTTCTCAGCAACAGGTTTCCAAGTGTCGACGTCGATGGTCTGGCTCAGCGGCCAGTAGATGTGCATGCCACCACCAGAATTGATGATGTAAGGCTCACCCAGTGAGCCTAGCCCTGTGGTCTCCAAGAAGTCGGCCAGTGCATTGGCGCCTTCTTTCTTCGAGCCGTAGGTCTTGGGGCCGTCTTCGGCACAGTCGATGTCCATGAACAAAGACTTGATGACGCGAGCGTTCGATGCCGTGCGGCTACCCGATACCTCGAAAGCTGACAGCGCATAGAACGCGTCACTTTTCTCCTCTACGAAGCGTTCGGCCACGTCGTGCAACTCTTGGATGCTCTGGACGTAGACGTGCTCTTTTCTTTTTGTCGTGAATTCAGCCGCGCAGTAATACCCATTTTCGAGGGTCGGCAGAACCACCGCTAGGAAGTCAAGCGGTTGCATAGTAACCCTCAGTTATTGGTTGGCAGCAGCAACGCCAGCGGAATACCCGTCTTCGTAGCCTTCGTCGTAGCCAAGTTGCCATGTGCCGCACTCGCCTTCGCACTCGGCTTCCACTTCTTCTGGGTTGTCAATCGCATTGGCCAAGCGTTTGCACAGTTCTTCGACCCATGCTTTAGGCAGCATCTCATTGCCCATCAGGTACACCTGACGCAGCACTTCTTCGTCGGTCAGGTTTTCAGGTCGAATTGCTTGCATATTTTTCTCCGTGCTTCTGTTGATGAGCCGCATGCGCTCATGATTTTCAATAAAGTTTCTACCGCTGGGCGGTAGGCCACGAATACCTCGCCCCCTGCGAACCAGTTGTAGGCGGTCTGACGCGATGCGCCAGTGGCCTGAGCAATCAGCACCACAGGAATGTCGAAGTGCACAGCCCAGCGCCCGAGTTGGTTGCCCAACGTCTTCGGTGCTTTCTTGACCGTGTCTTTGATTTGTTGTGAGTAAGCCATGTGAAGGGGCCGAAGCCCCTCTCCTTATTTCTTGGATACCTTGCCAGCTAGGTAGCCGACGCTATAGCCCGTGTAAAAGGCAATCACGCCGATCACAAGGACACCAATGAACATTAAAAAATCAAAAACCATGACTTACTTCGCGATCTTTGGCAGTGGGTATGGGACTTTGTTTGTTGCTTGGCAGTGGCCGTCGTCCGAAGCGAAGGGCTTCGTCTTGAAGTCAGCGTCTTCCAAGCAGCCAGTGTTGGCCGACACGGTCGAGCATTTAACTTTCTTCAACGCTGTTTTCTCTGGGTTGAGGAACTCCATGGTGGCCCAACCGTCGCCTTGAGGGCACTTGTTGTCTTGCGATGAATCGCCGCGACCCACGATGTCCCAGCCCTTGTACAAGATATTCTCTTGGCGGTACTTCTGAGCGTTCCACAACGCGTTCTCACGAGCTGTACCCTTGGCTTCTTCCAAGGATGCGAAGGATACCTCATCCTGCTTACAACCTGTGAGCAGCGCTGCTGCGATGATGGCGGTAGTGAGTACGATTTTTTTCATTGCTTTCTCCTGTTGTTTAAAAGGCGGGGGAGGGGTACTCCCCCGATTTACTTACTCGTCGTCCCAATCAGACACTGCTGCGGCCAATGAGGACTTCTTCGTAGGAACAGCCGTTGGCTTGGCTTCTTCCTTACGCACGGTTGGCTCCTCGCCTTCGTCTTCCGCAGGGGCTGCGGCTGGCTTGGCTTTTGCCCTTGTCTTCGGTGCGGGTGCTGGTGGCTCGTCCTCGGCTTCTGGCTCAGCGACTGGCGCTGGCTTTGCTGCTGCCTTCGGAGGTGTGCCGCCCAATGGCGCTGGTTCAGCGGGAGCTGCATTGTCCATCTTGGCCACGGTCATGGTGATCGCTTTGATGGCGTCGTCAGACTTGGCTTGCTTCTCGACTGACTCATACTCTTCGTCGCTCAACCAGCGCATAGGCTTGAAGAACAACTTAGGGCTCTCAGACTTGGTGTCGAACTTCATGCGCGTCACGACAGTCTCAGGGTTGATGGTCTGCGCGGCCAAGTAGCGTGCGTACTCTTGCAATGGACGATCGTCGCCGACTGCCTTGCCGAAGATGGATGTTGCTGGCAATGCCAACTGCAACACGTCGCCGTCCACATCGTTGGCCAACACTACAGCAAGACGTTGCTGGTAGCGACAAGCGCGGCTGTTACCTTGGCCAGAACCAGCGATGTTCTTGGGGCACTCGGCGCAGTTGGAGGCTTGCTTGTTCTCGGAGTCAGCGCTTGGCTTCTCGCCGTCAGCAGACCAGCAGTCAGGTGCGGCCACTGCGTTGGCATCGTATGTCTTTGCGTAGAACACGCGGCTGACTTTAGGCGCTGCGTTCACGATCACCACATCGAGGTAGCGTTCTTCGATTGCAGCGATTTCTTTGCCAGAGTCCACCAGACGGAACACGCCGCCTTTGATGGAGATACGCTTGCCACCACCAACGCCACCACCCGACAGGGCCTTAGCGATTGCGGACAGCTCTGCCTTCTTGGCAAATGCGGGGACGGCGGCGCCGTTGAATAAAGCTACGTTGCTCATTTGGTTTCTCCTGTGATGAAATCTAAAAATACTTGCGCTGTTGCGACTACTTGGTTGGGCTGGTGCATGCCGCCGTTGTTCTTGTGGAACGTGATGGCTTTCTCAAGCACATCTGAACGAGTCCAGCGGTCAACTGTCGCATCGTCTACGGGCACTTGCGTGAGCGCTTCATTGACTTCGACAGCCTCGGTCTTCTTGGTCATTTGGTTGGTTTCCTTACTGAGATTGCGTACTCTGTCATCGAGTTAAGTCCGGGCGGTACGACACCCGGGTGCTCGTCAAGGAACTGCTTCATGTTGGTCTGCGCGATGCGCTTCTCAAACAAGTCAAGAGCATCGTTCTCCATCACGAACGACTTGAACGAATCCCAATCGCTTGTGTTGTAACGAGTCTTGGTGCTGAGCACCACAGTTCCTTTGTCGGTGCGGACGGACGACACGCCTAGCACAAGCATCTGGTCTTTGAGAGCGTTCTTCACAGCCTCTTGCTGTGCTTTGATGTTCTCGACCTGAGTCTCGTACTCGGTGGTCAACTGCTGAATCTTCGCCTGCATCTTGCGATACACGTTGGCCAGCTTGTCCATAGGGATTACCGACATGTCTTCATCGGTAGTTTCTTGTTGAGGCGCTACGTCCTCGTCATCTAGATTGCTCACTTGCTTCTCCTGTTATGTCTAGTGTTTGACAATGGTACACGAATTTTTCGTTTGACAACTACCTCCTTTAAATATTTTTCACCTCGCTATCGAATAAGCCTACAAGCAGCCCGTTGTCGTTGACTTTGGTATTCATCGCTTTGAACAACTTCTTTTCGATAGGGCTTGACTCGATGTGATGCACAGTAACTTTGTCTGAGTCTTGACCTTTACGGTCGGCTCGTGCTATGCACTGGATGTACTGCTCAACGCTCATGAGTGGGCCAAAGAACACCACCGTGTCTGCTGCTGTCAGCGTGATGCCGTGTGCAGTAGCTTGGGGCTGCATGACCAGCACACGAATGGTTGGCGTTGTTTGGAAGTCGTTGATGATGCGCCCACGCTTGCTGGCGCTCACGTCGCCGTGAATCTGGTCTACGCCGTAGCCCTTCTTCGTCAGGTGGTTCACGATGGTGTCAATGCTGCTGCGAAACATAGCGAAGATGATGACCTTGCGGCTCGTCTCCTCCAAGATTTCCTCAAGCACAGCAAGCCGTGGGCCAGCGTCGAACACCACAACTTCCTTGTCGTCCGTGTACGCAGCACCACACGATATTTGTAGCAACTTGTTTACAGCAACACCAGCGTTCACTGCTGTGATCGTCTCGCCTGCGGCAGACACCAGCAACTGCTCTTTCAACAGCTTGTAGTATTTGTTCTGCTGCGGTGTCATGGGCACCTCACGCGTCACGGTGATGACGGGCGGCAAGTCCAAACACTGCGACTTCGAAAACCTAATAGCGGGT